GGCCTGCCCGACAAGATTCGAACTTGTGACCTTTGGTTCCGCAAACCAATGTTCTATCCAACTGAACTACGGGCAGTTGTTAATAGTATACATTATCTTGGATTTTTGTCAATAAAAAACCCGACATAAAGCCGGGTTTTCTAATATTATCTTAGAGTTGATTAGTACCCTCGACTTGGACCATACTGATAAGATTCATCATTATAACCAACGTCTGTTGACGCCGTTGTAGTGATTGAACCCATATCTTGGTTATCGACCATAGGACCAGTAATTAAACCCAATTGAGTATAACCACGAGTAAATCCTGTCGAACCACCAGTTGATGCATGATGTCCTGCGCCTGCAGTAGGTAAATCATCACCGCTTGAAGTAATCGCACCAAAATCAGACATCTCTCTTAAATCGATTGTACGTCTAACCTTAATACGAGCCATTCCAGCGATTGCTCTTAAACCTCTATATCTTGCCATTTTATTTCTCCCATATGAATGATGTTGAAGTGGGAATCTTCAATCATCAATAGTATTTATCGAAAATCTTATTTTATTAAGTTCTAACCAATGATAAATACTACTATAATTAACTGAGTATATAATGACACATGGCAGATTTAACTAAAAAACCATATCAAAAAACCCAATTTAGTAACCAACAATTGTTAGAATTTAGCAAGTGTATGACGGACCCGTTCTATTTTCTGAAAAAGTATTTTATGATTCAGCATCCTACACGTGGAAGTATCTCATACAATGCATATGACTATCAACAAGAGTTAGCAGAGAATTATCATAATTATAGATTTTCTATATCTATGTTAGGCAGACAGATGGGTAAATCTACAACGGCCGCTGGATATTTATTATGGTATACAATGTTTAATCCAGACCAAACTGTTTTAATAGCGGCTCATAAGTATTCTGGTGCCCAAGAAATTATGCACAGAATTAGATATGCATATGAGATGTGTCCAGACCATATTAGAGCAGGTGTGACAAACTACAACAAAGGTAGTATCGAATTTGATAATGGCTCACGTATTATTTCACAAGCAACAACAGAAAACACTGGTCGTGGTCTTTCAATTTCATTACTATACGCAGATGAGTTTGCGTTTGTACGCCCAACAATAGCAAAAGAATTTTGGACTTCTATTTCCCCAACATTAGCAACAGGTGGTAAAGCAATTATCACATCAACACCAAACTTAGATGATGACCAGTTTGCAATTATATGGTCAGGTGCTAATAAACAGTTAGATAACTATGGAAACGAAACAGATGTGGGTATAAATGGTTTTAAACCATACAAAGCATTGTGGCATCAACATCCCGATAGAGATAAAGCATGGGCAGTTGAAGAAGAAGCACGAGTAGGAAAAGAACGTTTCTTAAGAGAACACGAATGTCAATTTATTGCATATGATGAAACATTAGTTAATAGTTTGAAGTTGTCAGGAATCAAAGGAAAAGAACCAATATTAAGAACGGGACAAGTTCGATGGTATGAAAGTATCAATAAAGAGTCTACTTATGTAGTAGGACTAGACCCATCTATGGGAACAGGTGGTGATAATGCCGCTATTCAAGTGTGGGCGTTACCAGAACTTGTTCAAGTTGCAGAATGGCAAAATAATAGAACAGATGTAAGAGGGCAAGTACAGACAATGCATACTGTTCTTACTATCATTAATGATGAAATGAAAGAACTTGGTAATAGTTCACCTGAAATATATTGGAGTGTAGAGAACAACTCATTAGGAGAAGCCGCTCTTATAGTCATTGAAGAAATGGAAGAAGATAGATTTCCTGGAACATTTTTACATGAACCGAAGAAAAAAGGTAGACAGAGGGCATCCAGAAAAGGATTTACTACAACATATAAGACAAAAATTACAGCCTGTATGAAAATGAAATCTTGGATTGAAAGTGATAAGATGATTCCTATGAGTAAAAATTTAATAAGAGAATTGAAAACATTTATTGCAAAAGGTAAAAGTTATGAGGCAAAATCTGGCGAAACAGACGATTTAGTGTCAGCCACCTTATTATGTGTAAGAGAAATACAGTTTATATCAAGATTTGAAGAAGGATATGAAGAAATGCTTGGTGAGAGATTAGATGATGCAGATGGCGATTATTCCGACCCACTTCCTGTGTTATTTTGATAAATACATAAAACAGTAGGAAATACTAACTATGGCAATTAATTTAAACGACATCGCAAACAAGACTATGAGGTTGATGCAGGGCAGTGGGCACAGAATGAGAATGTTCGATGCTAGTAGCGGCAAGAGTGTAGCGACACCAGATGAAGCAAGATTTTTTTACGTTAAAGACCCAAACATGATGGTTCATATTGACGATAATACTAACGAACTAAAGTTTCATATTGGTGAAGATGTTGATATAGATAATCCAGAAATTAATAATATGATGAATCAATTGAAATCCTTGGCACGTACTAATATGCTAGATTTCGATATTCGTTCATTCGGAAAACATATCGAACCTAAAAACTATGCATATAAGGTTAAACAAAATCAGGAGAATACCATGAATGACCAAGTCAATGAAGGCATGGGCCCATTGTCTGGGTCATCACGCACTAGCCGACAAACATTAGAAAACGTACGTCTAATATTAAAACATCGTGCGCCAGTAAACGAAGAATCTCGTGGTTCTCGTTCACGTAACATTGTAGCAATGTTTGTTGAAACATCAGAAGGCGAACGTTTCAAATATCCATTTTTACATTTAAATGGTGCAAGAGCAATGGCACGTCATATCGCATCAGGTGGTGAAACACATGATATGGTAGGCGAAGCAATTATAGAGTTGTCTAGTAATTTAGCACAATTAAAAGAGTTTACTAAAATAGTAGATAGACAACAATTAGTAAATGAAAACAATCGTAAAGTTGTACTAAACGTTAGACGTAGTATGAACTCAATCAAAGAAAGAGTACAGAGAATTCAAGGTGCTAGAGGTTATGCTAAATTTGTCGAAGATATTGCTCTTAAAGGAGAGAAAACAAATGCAGAGATTTCAGAAGAAACATTAGATTCGTACGTTCAAAAATTCACAAAGAGTTCATTTGAAGAATCATTAAAAGATATTCTACCATTAGTTCATCGTGTAAACGAAGATGAAGATGAAATTACATCTCGTAGAGACAATCAAACTGAAAGAGTTAAAGAGATAATATCAGCAACAGTTAGAAAGACAGGCGAGAGAGTCAATACAATTACTTTTGGTGAGCCAAGCAATCCAGAATATGATTATGATAAGATTAAGAAGCAATTTGCTGAACCTCGTACACCAGAACAAGCGGCTGAACAGAAGATTTCTAAAATTGCAATGACGTTTGATGGTCTTGCTGATACAGTTACAGTAGACACATTAAAAGATAAAGGTGCTAAGAAGAAAGGCCACGATTTAGCGGCTGAATTATCATTCTTCTTAACAGATATCGCAGATGCTATTCGTTCAAATCCAAGAGGTATTTCTAAAGAAGATATGCAAGTAGCAGGACAGTTACTTAAGATGTCAAAGGCATCAGTAGAAACTGTAGAGCCAAAATCAGCAGATACTAGAATATCTGAAATGCTAGAAGAAGCATTCTCAAAGTTTGATAGTGATAAAGTCATCGAAAAAAAAAATGAAATAGATGAAGATGATGCTGAGTTGAAATATTCAATGAAGAAACCAACACTTGATGATTTAATCCAAATGTCAAATGAAGCAGATTACGAGATGGGTGATGCAGTAGTTTTTAGCATGAAAAATCATCCAGCATATCGTTTTGATTTACAAAGCGAACTTAAAGATTATATGGAAAGAGTGCGAGTAGGTTCTACTCATGCTGAAACTGACCACTCAGGTTATCTTAATATGAAGGTTTCTGAGATTGCAGATAATATTGATGGTATGGCAATCGTTGCAGTTGAAGATGGTAATAAAATTAAAGCAATGGTAGGCTGGTCTTCAGAAGACGAGATTTATCCACCACAAATGATTGATAAACCGTCAGGAAAAGATGAAGATGGAGAATTCGCATCAGGACCAGATGATGACCAAGTTAGAATCAGACACTTAGCAGGTGTTGATGATTTTTAAAAAATAAGTAATTTTCTTGTTGACATTCATAGTCAACTTATGCTATAATAAAAGGGAGTGTAAAAACTCTCTTTTTTTATGGGTTCAAAAAACATCCAAAAAGACGTATTTAATGGTTGACTTTTTAAAAAAAGATAAGTATAATAGTATCATTAGTTACATTTGTATGATACATTTAGGCTAATAAAGACTAATACTTAAGAAAACTAATAAAGGCTAATATAGGAGAAATATAATGGCAACACTAGCAGAAATCCGTGCGAAATTACTCGCACAAGACAACAAAGCATCAGAGAACTCATCTGCGAATCGAGGTTCAGATGCAGTATACCCTTTCTGGAATATGGATAATGACAATACAGCAGTATTGAGATTCCTTCCAGATTCAGACCCCACTAACACATTCTTTTGGAAAGAACGACAAGTTATCAAACTTCCGTTCCCTGGTGTTAAAGGCGGTGACGAAACTAAACGAGTAATCGTTCAAGTACCTTGCGTTGAAATGTGGGGCGAATCGTGCCCAATTCACGCAGAGATACGTCCTTGGTTTAAAGACCCATCAATGGAAGACCTAGGTCGTACATATTGGAAAAAGCGTTCATACGTTTTCCAAGGTTTGGTTGTAACTGACCCTATCGGTGGTGAACAACCAGAAAATCCAGTTCGTAGATTTATCATTGGACCACAAATCTTCAAATTATTGAAGGCGGCTCTAATGGACCCAGACATGGATAATCTTCCAACGGATTATGAACAAGGTACAGACTTCCGTCTTACTAAAACACAAAAAGGTCAGTATGCTGACTATTCAACTTCATCTTGGTCACGTAAAGAACGTTCACTAAATGAAGAAGAACGTAAAATAATTGAAACTCATGGTCTTTTTAATTTAAATGAGTTCATGCCAAAACGTCCAACGGAAGATGATATGAAAGTCATTAAAGAGATGTTCGAAGCATCTGTTGATGGTGAATTGTATGACCCGACTCGTTGGGGACAGCACTATAAACCTTATGGGTTAGATGTTCCAGCAGGAACTTCGACACCAAAAACCGCAACTCCTACTCCAAAGGTAGAAGAAGTGAAGGAAGAGAAAGTAGCAACTGCTACTCCAACTCCAACTCCGACACCAACGCCTACACCAGCACCAGCAACTGCTCAAGCAACTACTGATGCACCGAAGGCCGATGCGGCAGATATCTTAGCAATGATTCGTAGTAGAAAAACTGACTAAGAACCAATATTGAGTGTGGGGAGTTTAACTCCCCTTACTCTCTTATATCAACATAAGGAGAAATATATGGCAAGAGCCTTTGATGCGAGTAAATTTCGCAAAAGTATAACGAAATCTGTTCCTGGTATGAGTGTTGGTTTCAGAGACCCAGATACTTGGATATCGACAGGAAATTATACATTAAACAAACTTATCAGTGGTGAATTTCAAAAAGGAATTCCATTAGGAAAAGTAACAGTATTCGCTGGTGAAAGTGGAGCAGGAAAATCATTCATTGCGGCAGGAAATATTGTAAAAAATGCACAAGACCAAGGAATTTTTGTAGTACTAATCGATAGTGAAAATGCACTAGATGAAACATGGTTACATGCACTAGATGTAGATACTACACCAGAAAAATTATTAAAATTAAGTGTGTCAATGATTGATGATGTTGCTAAAATCATTTCAGACTTTATGAAAGGGTACAGAGAAGACCATTCAGGCACACCAGACGAAGACCGTCCAAAAGTGTTGTTTGTCATTGATAGTTTAGGAATGATGATGACCCCAACTGATGTTGACCAGTTCAATCGTGGTGACATGAAAGGTGATATGGGTCGTAAACCAAAAGCCTTAAATGCATTAGTACGCAATAGTGTTAATATGTTTGGACAACATAATATAGGTATGGTAGCAACTAATCACACATATGCATCGCAAGATATGTTTGACCCAGATGATAAAATCTCTGGTGGTCAAGGATTTATCTATGCTAGTTCTATTGTAGTAGCAATGAGAAAACTTAAGTTAAAAGTAGATGCTGATGGAAATAAAACTTCACAAGTACATGGTATCAGAGCGGCGTGTAAAGTAATGAAAACTCGTTACTCAAAACCATTCGAAAGTGTACAAGTTGAGATTCCATATGAAACAGGAATGGACCCATATAGTGGATTAGTTGAGTTCTTTGAAGCAAAAGGATTATTAATAAAACAAGGTAACCGATTGAAATATAACACAAAATCAGGTGAAGAGATGATTGAATTTCGTAAAAATTGGTCACCAGAAAAACTTGATATTATTATGAGTGAATGGAATGATGATAACTTAGAAGATGAGAAACATGGATTAGAACAAGTTGAATCAGAAGTATAAGAAAAAAGCAAAATGTAATAAATACATTGCTTACACTAACAAGATATACTAAGAGGAGACTTTTTTGGAATCAGAATCGCTTTATGAGTTATGGGAGACTTTGGTAAATTACATCCCAGGCAAAGATAGAATAGAAGCCGGGGAGATGTTTATCAAACAGTGTGACGAACTAGGAATGAGTCCCGAAGATATAGAGATATTAATCGACGGAGACAAGATTTTAGAAGTCGCACTAGACCGATATTTTGAAGATGATAATGAGGATTATTATGAAGAAGACGATGATTGGGACTAATGAATTGGTATAGCAAAATAGTAAAAGACTGGAGTGAAATTCCATCTTGCCTTCAATTTTTTGAAAGCGAGTTATCGGATGCGAGAAAGGAAGTTAAGATTAAGGGTAATGTTGAAAAGAACTCTACTCAACTTCCTGCATACGTTGAATTACGTTTCGGTCAGTTACAAGAAATCGAAGCAATATTAGAACACCTAAATATTACGTTACGTAAAAAAAGAAGCCAATACTTAAGGAAATATTTAGAGAATTATAATAAAGTATTGAGTAGCAGAGATGCTGAAAAGTATGCTGACGGCGAAGACGAAATTGTTGCAGTTGGAGAATTGATAAATCAAGTAGCACTTGTTAGAAATCAATATCTAGGTATAACAAAAGGCTTCGAAATTAAACACTTTCAACTGTCAAACATAATTAAGTTACGTGTTGCAGGAATGGAAGATTCAGAAATAAACACATATTAGATAGAGGAAAAAATGACTGCGATTCACATAGTTAAGAGAAATGGAGAAAAAGAGGCTTTAGATTTAGAAAAAATGCACAAAGTCGTATTTGAGGCCTGTAACAATATTAACAATGTATCTGCTAGTGAAGTTGAATTAAAATCACATATTCAATTTTATGGTGGAATGACAAGTAGCGAAATTCAAGAAACATTAATCAAAGCGGCAGCCGAATTAATATCAGAAAACACACCAAACTATCAATGGGTTGCAGGAAACCTAATCAATTATCATATTAGAAAAGAAGTATACAGTCACTTTGACCCATGTCATGTATTTGAATTGGTCGAACGAAATGTTAAATCTGGATTTTACGATAAAGCATTACTAGAAGACTATTCAGTAGAAGAATGGGAAAAGATTAATTCTTTCATTAGACATGATAGAGATTTTGATATTACTTACGTTGGAATGGAACAGTTCCGTGGAAAATACTTAGTACAAAATCGAGTAACAAATAAAATTTATGAAACGCCACAAATGGCATATGTTCTAATTGCGGCAACTTTATTCAGCAAATATCCAAGAGAAGAAAGATTAACATGGGTCAAAGATTACTATGATGCAATTAGTACTTTTGATATCTCATTACCAACTCCTGTTATGGCAGGAGTTCGCACACCACAAAGACAATTCAGTAGTTGTGTATTAATTGAAACAGATGATAGTTTAGATAGTATCAATGCTACATCTAGTTCAATTGTTAAATATGTCTCTCAGAAAGCAGGGATTGGGGT